TGAAGTAATTGTGAGTTTTTCCATTATTACTTATTTATTTCCTATTTGGTTTTTTACCGGCTTAATTCCACTATTTAGGCCGGGTTTTTTCATACTACCTCTATTATAATATGTGTGGCTCGGGCTCTATGTCCGGGCCATTACTCGTTTATAGAGCTACGAATCAGCCAGAATGCAGCACAAACTACCAGCCGCAGCTACTGGATAGCAGAGGAGAAAGGTGTCAGCTCAGCACTCCTGCTGGCTCCACATGCCCCCAGAATCTGCGGGTCCCTCTGAGAATCTAGAGCCTTGCGGTGACGCTGAATCCCAAAAACTGGCTAGATTTCGGTGAAAAAAGTTCAATTTCATACAGTCGGAAACTTTTTATATTTTTTAAAACAGAATATTAATCTTTTATAATAACTGTCATGAAAGCACTCGTGGCAGTTTTATTTTTGCCATTTTAAAAACATTTGTTTACAGCATTTTACTGAACTTACGGTTATTTTAATTTCAGTGAAAAGGAGGTCCTTATGAAATTCGAAGTTTCAGCCGAAGAGCTCGCAGAATTTATAGATATTTCTGAGCGCAGAGTTTATCAGTTAGTCGATGCAGAAATTATAGATAGAGTTACAGAAGGAAAATATGATCTCAAAGAATGCGCTAAAAAATATTATGAATTTAAATTTGGCAGCGGAAATAGAGATCTGAATGAAGTAAAAGCTGAGCATGAAGAAATTAAAAAACGGATTAGTGAAATCAAACTTGCTAAGCAGCAAAATAAAGTTCATGAAGCTTCAGATGTAGAATTTGCAATGACTAATATATTAACTACTTTTAGAAATAGAATTTTAGCAATACCTCCAAAATTATCTCCTCAAATAACAGGAATGAAAAATACAAATAAAATTAGTGATCTGATGAACTCTGAATTAAAAGAAGCTCTTGAAGAATTGTCAGAGTATGATCCATCTTTATTTGTTGATGATGAAGATCTATACGAAGGTGATGCAGTTGAAGTCGAAAACGAAAAAGTTATTCAGGAAAGTTCTCAAGACAGTAGCACCTCCTCCAGATCTAAAAATAAGTGATTGGGCAGATGAATATAGAAAATTACCTCGCGAAACGTCGGCTGAACCGGGCCAATGGAGAACAGATCGTGCTCCTTATCAAAGAAAAATAATGGATTCCATCAATGATCCAGAAGTGGAAAAAGTTGTTGTAATGAGCAGTTCTCAGGTTGGAAAGTCTGAAATAGTTATTAATGTTATGGGCTATTATATCGATATAGATCCATGTCCAATGCTCCTGGTACAGCCTACTGTTGATGATGCGCAAGACTTTTCAAAAAGAAGAATTGCTCCATCAATTAAAGCTACAGATACTTTAAGAGAGAAAGTTTCTGAAAGCAAAAGCAAAGATAGCAGCAATACTATTTTGATGAAATCTTTTCCCGGTGGATTTTTGGCACTTGCAGGTTCTAACTCTCCTTCTGGTTTAGCAAGTAGACCAGTAAGGATTTTATTATGTGATGAAATTGATAGATATCCATCTTCTGCAGGAAGCGAAGGGGACCCTCTAAAAATTGCAGAAAGAAGAACAACCACTTTCTGGAACAAGAAAAAAGTTTATGTTTCAACTCCAACAATAAAAGATGCATCAAGAATTGAAGATGAGTATAAAGCCGGCACTCAGGAAAAATGGAAACTTAAATGCCCTCATTGTGGAGATTATCAATATATACATCTGCAGAATGTTAAATTCGAATATGAAAAAGATAAAAAAGGCAACTATAAAGTCTGGGACTTAAAGTATGAATGCACTGAATGCCACAATAAATTTGATGAGCATACCTGGAAGAATCAACCAGGGAAATGGGTCGCAGAAAATGATGATGTTATTAAGACAAGAAGTTTCCATCTTAATGCTTTTGTAAGTCCCTGGACTCCCTGGGAAGAAATTATGGAAGAGTGGCTGACTGTAAAGAAAGATCCGGAGCAGTATAAAGTATTTAAAAACACTATGCTAGGTTTGCCCTGGGAAGAAAAAGGAGAAATTGAAGATGAAGAATTTCTTTTAAAGCGCCGGGAAGAATATGAAGCTGATGTGCCGGAAGGAGTTCTGCTGCTAACAGCTGGTGTCGATGTTCAGGATGATAGATTAGAATATGAGATTGCAGGCTGGGGAAAAGGCCAGGAGTCCTGGGGGATTGAATACGGAATGATAATGGGTGCTCCTGATATGCCTTCAACCTGGCAGATGCTATCAGATAAATTAGACCAGACTTTTAGAACTGAGTCGGGTAAAGGAATGAAAGTTGCCTGCACTTGTGTTGACTCGGGAGGTCATTTCACTTCAGATGTCTACAAGTTTTGTAAAAAGAACGAACATAGAAGAATATTTGCTATTAAAGGCCGGGGTGGCCCGGGTATTCCTTTGATAGATAAGATTTACCGTAGCAAAAAAGAAAATGCTGCGGTTTTTATTTTGGGTGTTGATTCTGGGAAATCAACCATCATGTCAAGGCTCAAAATAAAAGAAAGAGGTGATGGATACTGCCACTTTCCTTCTAATAAAGAGAGGAATTATGATCGTAGTTATTTTCAAGGGCTTATTTCTGAAAAGTTGGTCCGAAGAAAAAGAAGTGGCCAGTATAGGATGGTCTGGGAAAAGATAAGTCCTAATCAGAGAAATGAGCCTTTAGATTTAAGAAATTATGCTTTAGCTGCACTAAATATACTCAATCCTAGCTTTGATGCACTTGAAAAAAGGCTAAAACAAAAAGGAACTGGCAGTGTAAGTACAAGCAATTCTAAATCGAGAAGAAAAAAGAAACGTCGCGGGGTAGTAAATAAAGGTGTATCAGTATAAGGAAGGTGGTTTGAGTGGCTACAAAAGACAGGTTAGAAAAAGCAAAGCAAAGATTAGATGCTTATTATGAAGCGGAAATGGCTGTTCTTGCCGGCCAGGAGTACAAAATTGGTACTAGAAGTTTGACTCGAGCTAATTTAGAAGAGATTAGAGCAGCAATTGATAATTTAGAAAAACAAGTTGATCAGTTAACTGCCGCAGTAAATGGAAAAGGCAGAAGAAAAGCTTATAGAATTACTGCCAGGGACTTATAAAGGGTGGTCTTATGAATTTAATTGATAAAGCTTTAAAATATATCAGTCCTCAGACTGCATTAAAAAGAGAATATGCAAGAGCAAAGCTTAATATCTGGGAGGGTGTTAAAAACTCAGGTTACAGCGAAAGCGGAGCCAGTCATCAAAAAAAGTCTATGAAAGGCTGGAACTCATTAAGCCGCAGCCCTAAAGAAGATATTAATAACAATCTTGATACATTAAGGCAGCGTTCTAGATCATTATTTATGGGATCTCCCTTGGCAGCTTCCGCAATTAAAACTAATAGGACCAATGTTGTTGGAGCTGGCCTTAAACTAAAATCTAAAGTTGATGCTGAAACTTTAGGCATAAGCGAAGAACAAGCTGATCGCTGGGAAAGAAAAGTTGAAAAAGAATTCAGTATCTGGGCTGACTCGGTCTGGGCTGATAATTTAAGATTAAATAATTTTTATGAGTTGCAGGGGTTAGCTCTGATGTCTTGGCTGATGAACGGAGATGTTTTTCCACTCATTAAAAGAGATGATCCGAAAAGTTGGATGCCTTATACATTAAGGATTCATCTTTTAGAAGGAGACAGAATTGAAACTCCTAATGACAATAATGCTTTTGCATATCATGACACTACTGGGAAAAACACTGATAACGGGAATCCAATTTATAACGGTGTTGAAGTTGATGGTGATTCAGGAGCAGTTGTTGCTTACTGGGTAGCAAATAAACATCCAAAAAGTAAAAGTGATGGTTATGTTACCAACCATAAAAGAGTAAAAGCATTTGGAGATAAAACCGGGGATCCTAATATTTTACAGCTAATGGAACCTGAAAGATGCGAGCAATATCGTGGAGTTCCTTATTTAGCACCAGTAATTGAAGCTTTAAAACAAATAACTAGATATACAAAAGCCGAATTGACTGCAGCAGTTGTGCAGTCATTTTTTACTGCTTTTATAAAACAGGATGGCCCGGCCAATGACATACCTTTTGGAGAAACTTTCATGGGTGAAGAACAGGTCGATGAAGAAGACCCTAATTCTTATGAAATGGGAGCTGGAACAATAAATGTTTTAGGCGAAGGTGAAAGTGTTGAATTTGGTGATCCAACCAGACCAGGTAATAACTTCGAACCTTTTGTAAATGCTATGGCCAAACAGATTGGTGCAGCTTTAGAAATACCTTATGAATTATTGAATAAAGCATTTTTATCTTCTTATTCAGCAAGTAGAGCTGCATTATTAGAAGCCTGGAAAGCGTTTAAGATGCGCAGGACCTGGTTTGCTAATGATTTCTGTCAGCCAATTTATGAATTATGGTTAACAGAAGCGGTGGCCCGGGGAAGAATTAAAGCACCTGGTTATTTCAATGATCCGGCTGTCAAAAGAGCATGGTCTTCTGCTGAGTGGATTGGACCAGCTCCAGGACAGGTTGATCCAGTTAAAGAAGTTACTGCTGCAATTATGAGAATAGAAAATGGTCTATCAACTAGAGAAAGGGAAACCACCGAGCTCAATGGAAGCAATTGGGACGATAATATAAAACAGCTAATTAAAGAAAACAAAAAGATCAGAGAAGCCTATGAAGGGCTTGGGGAGGATGATCAAAATGCTGTTCAAAATCTAGTTAAAACTCTATATAACAAAGAGATTGAAAAGGGGGCGACAGAAATTGACTAAGTTTTGGTCTTTTAAAAATATTGAAAATGAAGATTCAGAAAGTCTTGAGCTAAGAATTGAAGGCGAAATTAAAGACGATCGAAACAGCTGGCTTTATGACTGGTTAGGAATTCCCTATGCCAGTAAGAACCAACTTAAAGATGTTTTATTAGAAAATAAAGATAAAGACATAACGGTTTGGATTGACAGTCCAGGAGGATCTGTTTTTGCAGCTGCTGGTATTTACACACTGTTAAAAGAGCACAAAGGTAAAGTTGTAGCAAAAATAGACGGTAAAGCAATTTCAGCAGCAAGTATGATCTTAATGGCTGCAGATGAAAAGTATATCTCACCGGTTGGCCAGGTTATGATCCACAACCCTATACCTGCTAATGGAGTGTTTGGAGATGCTGAGGAATTAAGAAAAGTTGCTGATGTATTAGATGAAATAAAAGAAACAATAGTAAATGCATATATTGCTGGTACTGGTCGGCCTAGAGATGAAATCTGGGAAATGATGAATCAAGAAACCTGGATGAGTGCAAATACAGCTGTCAATGAAAAATTTGTAGACGGAGTTCTTTATCAAGATAATGATGAAGAATTTAATGTCAAAAACATTAAAGATTATGAGTTTAAAAGACTGCAAATCGTTAACAGTATGGAAACATCTATTAAAAAGATGATATCCATAAAATCAAATGAACAGGCTGCAGAGAATAAATCTGCAGAAGATAATTCTCAAAAGGAAGGTGATCAGGAAGTGGAAATTAAAAATCTCGAAGATTTAGTTAATGCTTATCCGGATTTAGTAAAGGAAGCAAAGAACCAGGCTGTTGAAGCAGAAAGAGAAAGAATTAAAAACATTGATGAAATTGCAGACAACATTGATCAGGAGCTAGTTAATAAAGCCAAGTTTGATGAACCAATGGATGCAAAAGATTTAGCTTTTGAAGCGATGAAATCTGATAAGAAAAAAGCTGATCAGTATTTAAATGATGTTCAGCGTGATACCAAAGAGTCTGGTGTTGATGAAGTTAAGGCAATGGCCGCAGAAGAAAAAGAAGACATTGAAAATAAAGAAAAAATAACAAAAGAAGCTAAAAGTTTAGCTGATACTGTTAATAAAAAAAGGGGGCTTAACTAATGGAAAACCTCAACAGTGAAATCGGAACTTTTGAATATGATAATTTAATTGCCGGAAATGCTGTACCTATTTTATCAGCAGAAGTTACTCTTGCTAAAAATCAAGGGGTTGTTGAAAAAGGTACTGTTTTAGGTGTTGTTACTGCAACTGGTCTTGCGGTCCCGGTAGATGATTCAAAAGCTGATGGCTCAGAAAAACCTCATTCTATTTTGACAGATAATGTAGATACCGGAGATGGCTCTGCAACTGATGATTTTATAACTACAGCATATGTAAGCGGTTTGTTTAACTCTGCAGCACTTATTTTCGGCGGAGATGATGTTGTAGCTGATCACGAGCTTGAATTAAGAAAGCTTGGAATTTTTCTTAAAGAAAATAAATAATTAATTAAATTGGAGGGAACAAAATGAGTATTGAATTATATGACACTAGAACACTTTTAGAAGCAGTAAAAATAATGAAGTCTCCTCAAACTTTCTTGAGAGATACATTTTTTTCTGATGTGGATACTTTCATCACAGAAAATGTAGATGTTGATTTCAAAAAAGGAAAAAGAAAAATGGCTCCATTCGTTGCTCCTAGAATCGGTGGGGTAGTTATGGACCGCCAGGGCTTTAAAACCGAGACATATACACCACCAAAAATTGCTCCTGAAAGAATTATGTCTAAAGATGATATAACAAATAGAGCAATGGGAGAATCAGTTTATAGTCAAAGATCTCCAGAGGAAAGAGCTAGAGAATTAATAGCTGATGATTTAATCGAGCTCGATGAATATATCACCAGACGTGAAGAATGGATGTGCCGAGAAGTTCTGTTAAACGGTAAAGTTATAATTACCAGCGAAGGGGCAGAACAGCAAATCGATTATGGTTTCACCAACAAAGAAGCTTTAACAAGCACTGATGTTTGGTCTGACACTGATAACTCTACTCCTTATGCAGATCTTAAAGAAAAACGCAGGGAGATTATACAAAAAACTGGTAGAGCTCCTAAAATTGCAGTACTGGGTTACAATGCATGGGAATTATTTGCTGCACACCCCGACACTAAAACTAAATTAGATACTATGAGATTGAATTTAGGTAATATTGAACCTTCTGTTCAATCACCAAGCCTAACATTTTTAGGTAAACTTCAAGAGTTAAACCTTGAACTTTACACCTATGATGAATGGTTCTTAGACGACAACGGGGATGAGCAGCCAATGATACCTGCTAATACTGTAGTAATGGGCTCTCAGGGAATGAATCGTAGATTTTACGGGGCTGTAACTCAATTAGAAGATAGTGGTTTTGTAACAATTGAAGGAGAAAAAGTTCCTAAAATCTGGAATGACAAAAATAATGATGTAAGAAAAATTAGATTAACATCAAGACCGCTGCCAGTTCCTAAAGATGTAGACTCCTGGTATGTGCTTGAAGTTAACTAAAGGAGGTAACTAAATGTTTAAAGTGACTAATTATAAAGTTAGACACAATAAAAAAGTATACGGACCAACAGAAAAAGAGGACATAATCAAAGATTTAAGCAAGAAAAAAGAAAAAGAGCTTGCAGCTAAAGGTTATGGAGAAATTGTTGAAACAGTTTCAAAAAAAGAAAGCTCTAAATCTGATGGCCCAGGCAAAGAAAAAGAGATTGAAATTATACCGGATGATTTTACAGTTGAAGAAGTTGAGGGATTAATTTCTGAGACTGATGATCTGGATGAGCTTTACGACATGCTTGATTTTGAAAGAGAAACTAAGAACAGAAAAGGGGTTGTATCCCCGCTGGAAGAAAAGATTGGTGAAATGGAAGAACCACCTGAAGAAGGGGAAGTGAATGTTGATTTAGATCCTGATCAAGTAATCACTGATTAAGGTGTGATATTATGCCAAAATTAAAAGATTACTTACAATCTGACCTTGATATATTTATGAACACTGATGAATTTGCAACCACTCACAGCGTAAACGGGACTGAAATGGATGTAATTATTGATAATGATTTAATTGAGCAATGGGGTAAAAATAGGCAGACTGGGTTTAAGGATCCTACTGGAATTTATAGTGCAGATATGATGTTCATTGTAAAGGCTGCAGATTTCGGGGATAAACCTTTACCTGGAGAGAATATCCGCTTCGACGGCGACTTATACCAGGTAGCGGACTCAAAAGAGGAAACAGGGTCATATCTGATCGGATTGGTGGCGAATTTCTCATGATAGAAATTTCAACAAATATGGTTAAAGAGATTGAAAAAACTCTTGGTAGATATAAGAGTAAAACACCAATTGTATTATATCGAGCTCTTAATAGAGCAGCATCTACTATGAAATCTAATGCAGCTAAGAAAACTCGAAAAGAATACCATATCAAATCAAGTGATGTTAAAAAAACAATAGAAACTATCAAAGCTCGCAGGTCAAGCCTGGGGGCTTTAGTAGTTTCAGAGGGTGAACATGTACCACTTGATAAATTCAGATATAAACCTAGAAAGCCTAAGCCATCTAATCCTCCGCAACTTAAAGTTGCCATCAAAAGAGACGGTTATAAAGATCTAAAAGATGCTTTTGTAACCGACATCAACGGCAACAAAATATTTAAAAGAGTTGGAGAAAAAAGGCTTCCTATTACTAGAATGTCTGGCCCGGCTGTTCCACAGATGATTGCAAGTGATGAAATATCTGATTATGCGCAAGATAGAGCAGAAGAAACATTTTATAAACGCCTTGATCATGAAGTTAAAAGAGTATTGGAGCGTGGTAAATGATGGTTCCTATTTTATTACAAAAACATTTAGTTGATGAAGTCCTTCCAAAAATCTTTGAAGGTACTAAATTTTTAAATACAGATAATGAAAAAGTGAATATTAATTTTTATAAGCAGTATTTGCCGAAAAAGAAAAAAGATATCGATATTTTTCCTTTTGTAAATGTGATATTACTCGATGGAGAAGAACAAAGCAAAGATACCGCTAATACAGCCCATATTCTTTTCATGGTTGGCGTTTATGATGAAGACGAAAACAATCAAGGTTATCAAGACAGCATAATTATTTTAAACAAAATATATCAACATTTAAGAGAAAAAGAATTATTTGATAGCAAATATGTTATTGATTATCCAGTTAAATGGATGACTAACGATGATGTAACTTACCCTTATTTTTATAGTGCCTTAGAAACTAACTGGGAAGTCGCAAAAGTATTACAAACAAATGAAAATCTATACTCATAAAGGAGTGAAATAAATGGCTTATCAACACGGTGTATATATTACAGAACAGGCAACTTCATTAACACCTCCTGTACAGGTTGACAGTGCTATACAGGTTGTTGTAGGTACAGCACCAGTAAACTTGGTTGAAGATCCACAGGGTGCTGTTAATAAACCACTTATTGCTTATAGCTTTGCTGAAGCAGTAAGTAAAGTTGGCTATTCTGATGACTTTGAAAATTACACTATATGCCAGTCTATTGATGCATCTTTTAGAGTCTTTAATGTTGCACCAATTGTACTGATTAATGTTCTAGATCCCGCAGAACATAATATAGCTGTAACCGATGAAGTTTATGCAATTGTAAATAATGAAATTGAAATTGAAGAAGAAGGAATAATGTTAGATGAAAACTTTTCTGTCAGCAGTGAAGACGGAGTAACCGATTATGTAAAAGATAATGATTATAAATTATCTTTTAATGATGATGGGTTCGTTGTACTGGAAGTTGTTGAAGGTGGTCAAATAGAAACTGACGGAGAAACATCACTAACTTTAGGTTTTACAAAGCTAGATCCATCAGCAGTAACTAAAGATGATGTGATTGGTGGTTATGATATTGCTACTGGAAAATATAAAGGTTTAGAAAATGTTGAGCAGGTATTTCCTCAATTATCAGTAATACCTGGTACTATTCTGGCCCCTGGTTGGAGTCACATGCCATCTGTAGGTATTGCAATGACTTCAAAAACAAAAGGAATTAACGGTTCATTTAGCTGTCAGTCGGTTCTTGATATTGATACAAATGATGTTGATGGAGCTGCAGCTTATAGTGATGCAGCTGGCTGGAAGAATGATAACAGCTACACTGATAAAAATAATATTGTCGCCTGGCCAAAAGCTATGGTTGGAGATAAAACTTATTATTTTAGCGCTCTTATTGCACCGCTAATGGCTTTTATTGATGATCAAAACGAAGGCGTTCCTTTTGTTTCTCCATCTAACAAGCAGGCTAAAATTACAGCCACTGTTTTAGAAAACGGAGAAGAAGTATATCTAGATCAGGTGCAGGCCAATCTTTTAAATAGCAATGGTATTATAACTGCTATTAATATGGATGGTTGGAAAGTCTGGGGTAATAGAACTGGAGCTTATCCATCTACTACTGATCCTAAGGATGCATTCATATCTGTTAGAAGAATGTTTGACTGGTGGGGAAATACATTCATTCGGACATATTTCCAAAAAGTCGATGATCCCACTAACTTAAGATTAGTTGAAAATATTGTGGATAGCGAAAACATCAGAGCAAATGGTTATAAAGCTAAACAGCAGCTGGCTGGAGCTAAGATTGAATTTAACCAGGATGAAAATCCATTGACTGATATTATCGATGGAAAAATTGTATTCCATCAGTATTTGACACCATATCCACCAGCTAGATCTATCACAAACATTCTAGAGTTTGATCCTTATGCTCTGCAAGCAGCTCTTGGAGGTGAATAATAGTGGTAAATCCTATTCCAGAAAAAGTAGTTAATTTTAATTTGTATAATGAAGGAGAAAAATTACTTGGAATTACCGGTGAAGTAACGTTACCTAACTTTGAAGCTATGACTGAAACAGTTTCGGGAGCTGGTATTGCGGGAGAATATGAAAGTCCAACACCGGGTCACTTCGGTAGCATGGAAATAGAAATCCCTTATCGTACTGTTAACGGACAGGCAACTAAATTAATGACTCCTACAGCTACAACTGTAATACTTCGTGGTTCTCAGCAGATTAATGATGCTTCTGCCGGAACTATAGATTATCAACCTGTCAAGATCACAATGAAAGTAACACCTAAAAACTTTAATTTAGGTACTTTCGGGGTTGGACAGCCATCTGAAACTGCAAATACTCTTGAGATACTATATATCAAGATAACCATTGATGGTGAAGAAGTCCTAGAGTATGACAAGCTCAACTTTATTTATATTGTTGATGGCCAAGATATTCTAAAAGATGTAAGAGAACAGATTTAAAAATAATAGGAGGTAAATATCATGTCTAAAAATGATACTAAGAAAAAAGAAAATCCACTTGTTGTTGAATTTAACAAATCAGTAAAATTTGAAGATAAAGATATAGAAAAAGTAGATTTAAGAGGGTTGAATGATCTGAAGACTAAAGATCTAATTGAGTTAGAAAAACAATTCAATTTAGATGGAAACTTTTCTTCTCAACCAGAAGCAAGTATCGCTTACGCAAGATTAGCTTCTGAAAGGGTAAGTAATCTTCCTCTTGAATTCTTTGATAATTTAGGAGCTAAAGAGATGATCAAAATTAAAAACGCTGTAATGAATTTTTTCTACGGAGAGGAATAAAAGCTACGGATGGGAAAAAACTGCGAAAAATATCTGTTAGTTTAGGCATGAAAACTAGAACCAGTGTTGATTTTTATTATAATTTAGAAATTGATGAACTTTTTAATATAGCTGAAGATGTAAAGGCGGTGACTAATAGTGGCAAGTAGAACTACTTATCAAACTCATTTTCTACTGGGGGCTAAAGTCCAATCCAGTATGAATAAATCATTTTCAAAAGTTCAAAAAAACATGAAAAATATTAGAAAAAGTGCTGGTTATACCGAAGGAACTTTTGACAAACTTGGAAGAAGTCTTAGAAATGCTTTTGCAGCTGCTGGTATATATTTCAGTGCTCGAACTATTGTCACCGCTTTAAATGATTCAACTCAAGCAGCAATGGAGTTTGAAGATCAAATGGCTGATGTCGGAACTTTACTGGATGGTGAAGTTAATCAAAAAATTGCAAAGTATGGTAAACAAGTAAAACAAACAGCAATAGACACAGGCATCTCGACAGAACAATTAAATAGCGGTTTATATGAAACTATTTCAGCACTCGGTGACGGAGCAGATACTTATGAAATTTTTAGGAAAGCAGCAGAAAATGCTCGCGGAGGTAATGCCGACGTTCAAAATGTTGTGAAATTTCTCTCCACAACTATGAAAGGTTACGGAGATGTTAGTGCCGAAACAGCAGAAAAGGTATCCGATTTAGGTTTTCAAACAGTTAAATTAGGACAAACAACTTTCCCAGAACTTGCTCAAAACATGGGTGATGTTGTACCACTTGCGGGTTCAATGGGAGCGGAGATGGAATCTGTTTTCGGGGCTATGGCCACTCTGACTGGTGTTACTGGTGATACAGCAAAAGTAAGCACACAGTTAAGAGGGGTGTTTTCTGCACTTACTAAACCAACTTCTAGAATGAAAGAAGTTATAAACGGATTAGGTTATGAGTCTGGTGCAGCTATGGTAAAAGCAAAAGGTTTTCAAGGAACTCTTGATTTACTAAAAAAAGTTACCGGAGGATCAACTGAAGAATTAGGAAAAATGTTTGGTAGAGTTGAAGCATTAAATGCAGTAATTGCATTAACTGGAACTCAATCAGAAAATTTCACTAAGAAAACAGAAGCTATGTATAATGCTGTTGGAGCAAGTAATGAAGCTTTTAAAGAAAAAGTTAAAACTTCCAAAGCGCTAAGAGAAAGATTTGGACAGTTGATTAATATATTAAGAATCAATTTAGGTAATAAAGTGCTTCCATATATAAATCAAGGTTTAGAATATATCCTTGAAAATTATAAAGAAATGGGAGCTCAAGCAAGAGCTGCAATGCAACCAGTTGTTAAAACTTATAATTTCATAAAAAATAATTGGTCCGCAATTGAACCGATAGTAGTTGGAATAACTTCTGCAATGATAGCTTATAAAACTACTCAGATAGCTTTAACTGCTGCTCAAAAAGCAGGAATGATTGTCCAGTCAATCTCTAAAGCCTATAGTACTTTTCAGGCTACAATGAATGCGGCACGATATTCTACTTTAGCGGCAAGCAAAGCCCAGGTAGCACTTAACCTTGCGATGTCAGCCAATCCAGCTGCAGTTATAGCAATTGCAATTGGAGCTCTGGCCACAGCAGGATATTTGCTTTATAAAAACTGGGATAAAATATTACCTAAATTGCAAGCTTTTTATAATTTAATAAAAGATGTACCTGCAGTAAGAGCTTTTATAGATACAATAATCTCAGTTAAAGACTCTGCAATACAAACTTTTAATGGAATAGTAACATTTGTTAAAGGAGTATTTACAGCTGACTGGGAAAAAGCGTGGACTGGAGCAAAAAACGCTTTTGCAGGCATATTTAATATTAAGAAAACATTAATTAAAGCTCCTTTAGATATGACTTTAGGTATCTTTAAGACTGGATTTGATGCAATTAATAACCTGGTAGGTTTTGATATAGGAGAAAAAGCTAGAAGCTCATTGGCAGCTGCAAGAACTAATTTCAATGAATTCGTAAATAACTTTAATTTTGACATAGCTGGTAAAGCACAAGAACATCTTACTAATTTCAAAGATGTATTTTCTAATAAACTAACAGAAGTCAAAAACTACCTAAATCAATTTGAGTTTGGACAGCAATTTCTTCAAAACATCGACACTTTATTAACAGGTGCTAAAAATTACTTTAATGGGATAGTAACTTTTGTTAAAGGAGTATTTACAGCAGACTGGGAAAAAGCTTGGACCGGAGCAGTGCAGGCAATTAGTGCTCCTTTCTCAACTATGAGTGAACTTGTAAAACAGCCAATGAACGCTTCTTTAGGTTTAATTAATTCCGCTTTAGATCAGTTAAATAAAATAAATGTTGAAGTTCCTAAATGGGTTCCTGGTATGGGGGGCAAAAACTTTGGATTTGATATACCTAAAATACCAATGTTAGCTAAAGGAACTGATAATTTTGGTGGAGGTATGGCTGTAGTTGGAGAAAGAGGACCAGAACTGGTAAACATGCCCCAAGGAACTCAAGTCACAACTGCCACAAAAACAGAAACTCTTATCCAAAAACTAAAGGAAACACCTTCTAAAGCTACAGAAATACTTAACAATCTTAAAAACACTGTTGTTAATAAAGAAATCAATCTCACCTTTGCACCTAATGTAACTATTGAAGGGAATGCAGATAAAGAAGATGTGAAAAGAGGAATCATTGAAACTAAAGCTGATTTCGAAGAATTATTAAATGAATTTTTAGGTGATCCAAGAGCTGATTTTAGTTAAAAAAGAGGTGGTTATGTTGACATATACTACAAAGTCCGGAGATACATTTGACATAATAGCAAAAAGAAAATTAGGGAAAGAAAAATATACTAAGGAATTAATGGAAGCGAATAATGATTATATAGATTATGTTATATTCCCTGCCGGCATAGAGCTTGAAATACCAGAAATAAAAAAGGAAAGTTCCTCAGGTATTCAAGCTCCTCCCTGGAGGGGTTGATAAATGAAAACTAGAAGAGCAAATCCTATTATTTATTACGAAGGAACAAATATAACAAAGAATTTAGAAAAAGAAATCAAATCTTTTTCTTTTACAGATGTGGCTTCAGGATCATCAGACACTATACAGCTTAAAGTGCATGACATTACAAAAAAATGGCTCACAGACTGGGCCCCTAAAAAAGGTGATGTAATTACAGCTGCAATTGAAGTTGAAAATTGGAATGGGGAAGGAGACAACAGAACATTTAATTGTGGCCAGTTTATAGTTGACCGTCCTCGCTATAGAGGGAGACCTATAGAATTAAGTTTAAATGCTGCAGCACTTCCTAATAATACAAGTTTTACCACTACTGAAAAAAGCAGAACTTGGAATAAAGCAACTTTAGAAAAAATTGCTCAAAAAATTTCTGCTGAAAATAATTTAAATTTAGTATTTGACTCTTCTTTGAATCCAAAAATTGAATATGTAGAGCAAAGTGAAGTTAGCGATAAAGTTTTTTTGAATGATCTTTGCACTAGATATGGTGTTGTAATGAAAATTTATAAAGAAAAAATTGTTTTATATAACGAGAAAGAATATGAAGAAAAATCAACAGCAACCACAATTGATGAATCAGAATTAGAAGATTGGGACCTTGATCCCAATCTCACTGATAGTGGATACGATGGTGTGACAATAACTTATTTTGATCCAACAACAGAAGAAAGAAAGAAATATACATTCACTATTCCTGGAGAAGAAGGGAAAAAAATATTAAAAGTTAATGATTTAGTATTTTCTTTATCTGAAGCTGAAACTAAAGCAAAGGCAGCTTTAAGATCTAAAAATAAAAGCGAAATTATACTGAAAGGTAAATTAAGCGGAGGAACTTTTTTAATTGCTGGCAGCACTGTTGATATAACTGGTTTTGGTGAATATTCAGGAAAGTATTATATAGATCGCATAACTCATACTGTGAAGCCTTACAAAATGGGTTTAGAAATGCATAAAGTTCTGGAGGGTTATTAATGAGTTTTGTTAAGCAAAAAATAGTTCAAATACTAAAAAATATAATTAGGGTTGGAAATGTATCTAGTGTTGATTATGATCGTGGAGCTGTTAAAGTGACTTTTCCAGATAAAGACGACATAGTCTCTGATTATTTACCGTATCTATCATTTGAATATAATATGCCAGATGTAGGAGACCAGGTTCTTTGCGTATTTTTACCTAATGGAATTTCAAAAGGATTTTGTCTGGGCCATCCCTATAGTAATAAAAACATGCCGGTTCAACCCGGCCCACAGTACTATTATAAAAACATTTATGATGAAGCTTTTTACCAGTATGACAAGAATTCAAAAACTCTAACTATAGATGCAGAAAATATTGTGCTTAATGGAGCAACTTCTATTGTTCTTAAAGCTCCTGAAATCACTCTTGATGGAGAAACAACCATAACTAAAAACTTGACTATTAATAAGAATTTAACTGTTAGCGGTACTATTTCAGCTGGTGGAGATATAACTTCAGGAGGATCTATTATTGATACAGCAGGCAACACTAACCACCATACTCATTAGGAATAAGGTGATTATATGATTGGATATTTTGGTCCGATTATCTTTGAAACATCAGATAGTCGAATTTTAAATTTTGAAGGATTTTCTTACAATGTTTCAGCAAATTATGAAAAACATGACATACTTGGCCAGAAACCTAGAAGTGAATTTAACAATCCCGATCTTGGAACAGTTTCATTTACAATTCATTTAAATGGAAATCACGGGGTTAAACCACGGGACGAGATAGAAAAATGGGCCAGTATTGTAAATCAAGGTGAAGCATACTCGCTTGTGATTGGTAGCAAAGTTATAGGAGATGATCTTTGGGTATGCACTAATATAGGAACAGCCTGGGATACTGTTTTTAATGGTGGAGAATTATTTTCAGCAAAAATTGATATTTCTCTCGAAGAATATATTTCGGAGATGTGATGTAAATGATTGATACAACAAAATTAAAACTGAATTTAAGTGACGATCTTGAAGAATATCAGGAAGTAATTAGAAATGTTAAAACAATACTTACCACTCCAAAAGGAACTGTTGCCTTTGATAGAGAGTTCGGAATTGATTGGTCTATTCTTGACCAACCGATGGCCCGGGCTAAAGGGCTTTTGACTGCAGAATATGCTAAGCAGGTAAAAAAATATGAGCCCAGAGTAAAAGTTACAGAAGTATTATTCGAAAAACCAAATCAAAATGGAGTTTTAATACCTAAGGTGGTGTTAGAAAGTGGCTAAAATCGAAGAACTGAAACACTTGCCAGAAATAAATTTTGTTGAAACAGATGTAGAAACTATGCTATCTGAAGCTATAGAAGAATATGAACAAGCTTATTTTGACAAAACTGGGAAAATTAAAAATTTAGCTGATGGAGATCCTGTAAGAATATGGATATATTCTCAGGTCTTAAAATTATATCACGCATACATGCTGATAGAAGATTCAGCAAAACAAAATCTATTAAATTATTCTAAAGGTGATAATTTAGAAAATTTAGGAGCTAGAATTGGAGTTAAAAGAGATAAAGGTAAAAAATCTATAACAACAATGAAGTTAACCCTCTCTTCTCCTCAAAATAAAGTTATATCAATACCTAAAGGAACTAGATTTACTCCGGGAAATCAGGTTTATTTTAAAACTTTAGAATATGATGAAATACCAGAATTACAAACAGAATACAATATTATAGCAGAATGCACCGAAGCTGGTTTTATAGGGAATAATTTTCAACCTGGACAAATTAATATTTTAGTAGATCCATTGCCATATGTAAAATCAGTAGAAAATATAGATGTTTCAGAAGGTGGAGAAGATGTTGAATCTGATGAAAGTTTAACTAGGAAAATATATTTAAAACCAGAATCTTTTTCGACGGCTGGCCCGGAGTTGGCTTATAATTTTTTTGTATTAGAGTATAGCTCCAAAATTTTAGATGTTTCTGTAGTAACTCCTGCCCCTGGGGTTGTTGATATTAGATTCATTCTAGAAAATGGGGAAATTCCAAATGAGAGCTTATTAAATGAGGTAAAAGATTATGTATCTGACAAAAAAAGAAGGCCGCTAACTGATAAAGTAAATGTTTACGTTCCTGAGAGTGTTGAATATAATATTGACTTTAAATATTATATTTCAAACGAAAATGAAAAATTTGCAGAAACAATTAAAAAGGAAGTTGAAAAAGCAGTAGAAGAATTTATTATATGGCAAAAAACTAAAATAGGAAGAGATATAAACCCTTCTGAATTGAGTTATTTAATAAAAAAAGCGGGAGCAAAACGGGTTGAAATAAAAAAACCTACATTTAAGAAAATTAATGAGATAGAAATAGCAAAAGAATCTCAAATAAACGTTATTTATGGAGGGTTAGAATATGAATAAAATCAATAATGTTAAATTATTAAATATTTTACCTCCAAATTTACGAAAAGATCCGGACATTATAGCCGCGAGCGAAAGCATTGATAAAGAATACCAAAAAATTATTAATTCTATAAGCAATTGTAAAACAATAGTAGATATAGATAACGCACAAGAACAAGTAGTTGATCATTTAGCGCTAGAAGCTCACGCCGATTATTATGAACAAGATCTTCCTATTAAATCAAAACGCAACCTTGCAAAAAACGCTTATTTGTATCATTTTACAAAAGGAACACCTTTTGCAGTAGAACAAATTATAACAGATGCTTTTTCGGAAGCGCTTGTAAAAGAATGGTTTGAGTACAACGGAGAACCTTACACTTTTAAGATAGTAGTAAATCATATAAATGCAGCTAAAGCCAGAAAATTATTGCAAGCATCTAATTCTGTTAAAAATAAAAGATCTTGGCTAAGAAAAATAAATAGTGATCTATTTAATTTATATGTTGATTATTTAGATGAATACAATAAATACACATTATCTTTAGAAACAGGCACAGGTTTTGTAGGTCAGTGGCATACAGAATGTTCTTTTTTTGGATCTAAAAATAAAATTTTAATTTCTTCGTTTTTTTTAAAAAAACAAAATCTAATTTTTTCTGGGGGTTTGTTTTCTGATTCTGAAAATAAATATTCTAAAAGTATGTCTAAATACAGTAAAATTTATTCTAAATCATTTATAGAAAAACAAAATTATTTTTTTTCAAGCCAATTAACTTCCGATTATTTTTTTGGAAATAACAATTTAATAGAATTTTTTAAAACCTCTTTTATACAAAAAACTTATTATTTAAAAAATGAATTTATTTTTTGTAATACATTTCAGTGTGGGGAGGTGGCAGCATGACCAATTATGGCTTGACTAAATTAAAGAATGAATTCAAAAAGTTTCTTGATCATGGAACTTACACTGTTGATGGTCAAACAAAAAATGTTGATATCAGAAAAATAGAGCTAAAAAATACAAAAATAAGGGTTTTTTTGTATTTACAAGATGATCAAGGTGTTGGGGAATTGAGTAGGTATCAATTAATAGATGACGAGGGAAATGTTTTTGATGAAAAAAGCATAAATAAAACTAAAACTGATGTCGAAGGATTACTTATAGGTTTCGAATACGATATGCAGGAGGTGTAAAAACAAATGCAATATGAGGATAATTATACTCCACTCGAATGGATAGACCACATTGTAGATGAACAAGGCAATGTAGTTCAACAAGGAACTCCAGTAAATGAAAGAATTATGAATAGAATCGAATCCGGTGTTCAAACAGCTTTAGGGCCATCCGGAATACTTCTTTTTCAGACTCTGCAATTTGTTCAAAAGCTTAACCAGGAATTTGAGAAAATTAAAAAGCAGAAAATAATGCAGGGCGAAGCGACTGTTACTGCTGATAATTATACAGCTGTAGCTTTAGACGGCTTTGTGCAGTATGATGCACCTGATTATCAAGTAGTTACTGAGCTTGTATCTGGTGACCCTGGCTTTGTTGGTGATATAGAGGTTTATGATAAGACATCGAACGGATTTAAGGTTAGTTTTACTGGTAGTGAAGATGAAGCAACTATCAAATGGACTTTAATTAACTTTGATGTCAAATAAGGAGGTGCAGCAATAGATGATAATTAACGAATTGAATACTGGAGAAAAAGCTGACTATTCCCTAAATGGGAATTTTTTAGTTTTAAGTGTTTTTGATAAAAGTATAGGTCTTGATTTAGAAATAATGCAAGCAGATGAAAAGAAAACCTTTGATATTTGCACAAATCAAACAGGTAATTTAGTTGAAGGTATCGACAAATGGTATGTAGCAAACATTACTATTCCTGCAGCTGAATATGAAATGCAGGGCACTGGAGAAGTGGACGAAGATGGAAAAACAGTTTACGAAAAGGTCAAAAAACCTTTTA